TTATTTGTTCATCTCTTCTGTAACATACTCCACATCCGACACTTTAACCTCAAGCTCCAAGCCCGTCGTGTAGCCGTTCCCGTTAAGGTTATGCACCACCCGGCTGATTATCCAAGCCTGCTCGTCTATAACACGCTTAAAGCCTTTGACCGCTATCGGCGTTTCAGGAAATAAATCTGCCCGACCAATAGCCAGCGAGATTGAAAACTCCGCCACTCCGCGCTGTAACTTGTCCCACTTAGCCTGAGCGGCGCGCATGGCCTGCGCTTTTGTCGCGTAGATGGTCGTCAGCTCCAGCACGTTCTCAGACTCACCGACCATATACTCGCCCTCGCGCGCCTCCTGCTCTTTTTTGGCTCTGGCCTTTGACGTGGTTTTTGTCGCTTTTGGATGTTGCAGCGCGCGCAGGTGCTGCGCCTTCGGCTTGCGCTTGAGCTTCACCTTTTGCTTTTGCGGCTTCGGGTCTTTTGTGTGCAGCCATTTCGCCGTTACGCCGGTGTAGGCTTCGCGGTCAGCAATCGCAAACTGATGACGGTCGCCGTCGCCGCGTTCGATGGTCATTTGCGGGATGGGCTTGCCACTGGCCGTCCTGCCGGTACCGGCTTTCAGGAACAGCAGTTTCCCCGCTTTCACCGACACTGATGCACCGTTACGGTCAGCCAGGCGGGACAGAAACACCGCGTCGGATTCCTGCGCCTGGTCAATATGAGGCACGGGGATCGCTTTCAGCGTGTCAGCCACGCTGGCCGTGAGTTTGTTACGCGCTGCGATGGTCTCAACAATGACACCGAGCGTGGTGTCATGCCATGACTGTTCCCGGCGGGAGTTCAGCGTGCCGCGAAAATCAGCGCTGCGCCCCCTGATGGTCAGCGTATCAGGCGCGCCACGGTGCTCGATTTCGTCGACCGTGAAACTGCCCTTATTCAGCAAGGCTGAGCCCTGCCAGCCCAGCCACAGCGTCAGTTTTGCACCGCGCGGCGGCAGCTCGACAAGCCCGTCGGTGTCGTCAAGCTCGATGTCG